GCAACCCTTGTATACCTTACGCTTCTTGCCGCCGATCATGATACGCGCCTTCGACGAAATCTTGCCGCGGACCTTGCGGCCCTTGCGGACCTTGCGGCCCCGACACTTCTTCTTCTTACCGAAAAAAAGTTCAAGCATTCCCATTTTTAATATTTAATATATACTAAAGAAAAAAAAAATTTTTAAATTACAATTTTAATAAATTTAGAAATTATATTCTCTTTTATTTCTTTATCCTTTAAAAATAAATTAATTTTTTCTTTATCTGCCTTTTTTTTAGTAAATTCTTCGGGAACGGTGTAGTCAAATTCTGTAAATATCTTTCGGCAAACTGCGTAATCAAAATTATCACACTTTTTATTTATTACATCAAGGATATCTTCAATACGTTTGTGCTTTCGGATGAGATTAAAAGATGTAACGGGTCCTATCTGAGGAATCGGTTCGGTATAATCACATCCTGAAAGTATACAAAAATCGATAAATGAATTCATATCCATATCAAATTTAAAAAGGATTATATCCGTGTCTATCTCCGTGATATATCTCGATATACCCGTTTTTAGAATCTTTTTACAACCGAATGTAGTGGCATCAGTGTCGTCGGTTATTGTATAATCAACCAGTCCGTTTTTTTGTAAAAATGCACAGTATTTTTCTGCATCTTCTGGGGCAGTACAATAAGGTATTCCAGACAATTCCAGAAATTCTTTACATTCTTCGATGTCTTTTTTCTTTATTACTATCAACTGAGATGTAATTTTTTCTATTTCATCATGTATGACTTTTTCTTCTTCATTGTTTTCTGGAATTTTTTCTCTTAGAAGTTCAAGACGAGTATACATCCTTTCCTTATTAGCTTGACGTTTTACGAGTACATTTTTTTTTGCCGGAGGGGGGACGCCGTCAAATACAAATATAGGGAGAATTCCGTTCATAAAGTAATATTTTATCCTGTTTGCTATGCCAATGATATGTGAGTTTGGTGCTCGCGATGCGTATTTAAATTTATACAATAATATACTACAATCAATTGCTACTTTAGAGCCTTTATAAAGGCTGATATCCTTTTCTGAAATAGCATCAGGGGCATACTTTTTAATAAGATTGTTCAATCCTCTTATTCCCATTCGGAATTTAAATTATTATACACTAAGTTTTTAAATTGAAATATTTTCTGTAAAATTATGTATCTCTAATAATTAAATCTGAAGGAATACATTCCGAGTCTAAGTCTGAATCATCAGTGTCGCGCAAATCAATAATTCTCTTAGGTGGTTTAGGAGGCTTATATTTTGGATGACATTTAATGTCATTCTGGCGATAATACTCGACTTCTTTCCAGAATTTTTCAAGTATGGGTAAATTTTCATTTAACCATTCGTGATCAATTTTGACTCTAACTATATTCATGATATCTGGTGGTTTATATTCGATAAAATCGGCATCTTCTAGATTACATATAAACATATTTAATTGTACTTGTGGATAATAATACGCCGGTATATAACCAAATTTAATACATCTCTTATATGGACACTTTACTTCAAGTAAAATAGGCTTACTTGTTCTATCTTTAGATATAGAAACACCATCTGGCGATCCGCCAAGCCAATAATAATCTTTATTATTGTGAACGTCTTCATGAGCAAGAAGACCAAAATCAAAATTATCTTGTCCAGTAAGTTTACAATACTTATCAATTGCTTCATCTTCATATTTCTGTCCATGTAATGTTGCGACGTTGCCTACGAAAGGCTTTGGATCATGTCCACATTTCTTAAAAAGAACTTCATGTGGTCTTTGATAAGGGTTGAGTCCAAGTACTGTACCGGCATCTGAACTTGTTAATTTTCCTTCTCTTTGTTTGAACCATGCATCAGAACGTTGTTCGTGTTGCGGTATAGATCTTAATTTATCTATCTTATCCATATAAGAGTATATATAAATTATAATCTATTACTTTAAATTGTAATCTATTACTTTAAATTGTAATCTATTACTTTAATTTTTTAACTGTAACACTTACAGCATTTTTCTTTCTTAACCTTTTAGGATCTTCTTCGGCCGTTTCCTTTGTTTTGTTTTTATCGTACTTTTTATCGCAATAATTCCATAGTTCCTTTGATCCTATTCTAAATTTTCTGTCCGGTTTTGCTCTATACCAATAAACACAGTCTTGTATGTTGTTACTTTTCGAAGTATTATCAAGAACAAGACAATCATACCCTTCGGTACAAGCATTTAAAACATCCTGAAAAACGCTAAATTGAGGAAAAATACCAAAAAAATTCTTATAAAGTTTCTCTTGATTTTGAATAATATTTTCTCTTAATATGAAAACATAGTCTATATTTGTTCGAAGATCAGGTGGCAAATCCATACAGTATTGCATTGTTAGCATGAATGTTATTCGCCAATGTCTTCCGTTCATAAATATGCCCCTAATATTTGTATCTCTAATCATACGTTTATCATACATACAATCGTCTAACAATAAGAATACATCATTGTCCTTTTTTGCATCTTTCCCGTTTATTGTCTTTTTTTGTCGCGTGATTACCTGTTGAACAACTTCAGGCTTGTATTCAGAATGTATAAGTAAATCTGGTATGAAACTCGAATAAAAAGCATTTCCGTCTTCCGTAGCAGATATAGCGACACCGGCTTTAATTTTACGAAGATGATATAAAACGTCCGCCACGAGTGTACTTTTCCCTGTTCCTCTCTTACCTATAAACACACACGTAGCAGGTCCCGAACCTGATGTACGTCTTTCCTCTATTCTCTTTGGATTAAACTTTGATAAGCTAATCGACATGTATATTTATAAAAATTATTTTATTATTCAATTTAGTCCCAGTAATTTCCTTTTAATAATATATCATTCTCTAATGTAATATATGAATAAATTACACTTGATAATAAACCTAATATAAACGAAACGAAAAATTTACCGAATGTTCCTATGTTTTCCTCTTCTGGGTCAATATAATTGCCTCCGGCGAAGGTTATACCCATAGTAAGTAAAATTATTAATATTATAGTTAAATCAACTGTATAAAAGTCTAAAAACACCATTTATTTAGTTTGTAATATAATAAATAAAATTATTCAACTTAAAAATAAAATAAATACATCTTATATCATAATATTGATATAGTCGTATATGGGAGTAACGGTTAAATTCAATTCTGCTCTTAAGAATCTAATGAATATGGACTTTGGAGAAACAATTGTATTTGTTAAGTTTGGTACAGAGTGGTGTGTCCCGTGTCAAGAACTTGATAAAATCCTGGTAAATTTTCCAAATAGTATGTTGTATCATGTGAATCTTGATAACGACGAGTTTGAAAATGTAATGGAAGAGTACGATTTTAAGACCATTCCCTATACAATCGCCAAATACAAAAAAGACCTTCGAAATTTCAGCGGTGTTATGACCGCAGAAAAAATTAATAAACTAATAGACGATATGAAATCGTGAAAGGGTGTTGTAATTATTTTTACACATTTGAACGTTTAAAACGCCGGTTTTTATATAAAGAATAATTAATAATTTATATTAAATATGGAAAGAGATACAGAATACGAAAATAATAATATTGCATATGACGAACAATATACTGAAGAAGAGGGAGGAGGAATTAAATGTAAAAATTATGAATTATGTGAAGACGTTTTACCTAAATGGTGGTTTGAATGTAAAGGAAATTACTTATGTACAAATTGTCATATGATGTTTGGAACTTGGAAATTTAAAGGACAAGAATATAAAACAGGTAAAGGAATATTAGATATAAGTGATAATATAGAATGTCCTGTATGTTTAGAAGTTAAACGTTCTATATCACAACCAAATTGTGAACATACATTATGTATTGAATGTTTTGAAAGATGTTATTATGGTGACGATGATACCGAAAATGAACCTAAATTTCCTTATCCGAAAGATATTGAAGATAAGTACTGGAAAGAAGGAGAAGACGAATTTGGGAATCTTCGAGAGATTAGTCATTTACAATGGTTTAACAATTTTATAAAAGAATATCCATTAACACAAGTATGGATTGAAGAATGTAATAATTGGGATGATGAAAAAAATAAAAAACGCGAGAATGAAAAATATTTAGAATGTTGTCCTTTATGTCGCGCATAACCGGCGTTTTAAATGTTCAAAAAAGACCCGACAAGCATTACATTTACTTAAAAAGCGTATAGTTTAATTATTTATAATTAATTTAATAAACTGTTCGTTTTTAACAGAATTAGTAAGATCGTATCCATTTCTCTTTTCATATGTTCCTCCATACCACTCGTGTTCATCCTCATCAAAATCTAAACTTAGATTAAATACCTCTTTGAAAAATACGAATAATTGCTGCCTTGTATCTAAGACTAGATCAATTACTTCTATAGGAGTGTCTTCAGTCAGTCTTGGGTTTTCACTAGAATTTAATTTATCTAATAAATTTAAAATAACTTTTAACCACATAGAATTTGGTGTAAAATCACTTCTCTTTAATATTTTAGCTGCTAATTTTAAATAAATGATGGTATTTGTATCTGTAAAATCTAATACTTTATACAACGGTAATTTTTTCTTACTAACATTTTCATCTCTAACCTTAGTTAAAAAATTTTTAAGATTCATTTTTAATAATTTTTCACTTAAATTGGATTTTATTACATCTTTTTCTATTTTTCTTTGAATATCTGGTGGTAATATATTTAAACTTGTTTCTTCAAATGGAATGTTTGATAATAATGTCCCAAATTTTAATAATTTACTTCCGGTAATTTTTGTAGGAAATTTACCTGTTTTATTATATGAATTTAAACGTTTTTTATAATCGCTTACAGCTTCTGAAAAGGAGGGTTTATTCCAAAGTATATAAATCGATAAAAACCCAGCTCTTGTTGGGTCTCTAGTTTTGAGATCTTTTTTATGAAGAGAAATATAATGTTCTCTGCGCTCAGTATCCTTGTGAGTTGTAAAATTCGGCATTCCAGCTCCTCCAAATTTTACCTTTTTTTTACTAACTTTACCGGATGCTTTAATTACTTCAAAGTCAGCCGAATAGTTTTTATCATCAGACTTTAACTTTGTAATTTTAACTAGTTTTACTTTATCTTTTCTCATTTATAATACCTGATATTTTTTTTCCAAAAATTCAAAGAAAATTTGGTTCTTAAGAAGTGATCAAATGAAATTGACGATCTACGGCCTCTGGACTCTTAAAATCACAAAAGGGGTTTGTATATCAAAAATTACAAAAAATTATCCGGTTTAAAAAATTAGTATATATCTAAACCAGATAGTTTAACATGGCGGAAAAGTTCAAGAAGTACACTCAGATCGAGCACATTTTAGCTCGCCCTGGTATGTACCTAGGTGATATAAAATGTGTAAACGCTGAAGCGTGGAAAATTGAAGAGGAAAAACTACAATTTGCTATGTGTAATTACAACCCAGGAATATATAAACTTTTTGACGAAATTATAACTAACGCATCAGACGAGGTTCAGAGAAATCCCGAAGTTAAAAACATCAAAGTTGAAATCTCGCAGGAAAGAATTAGCGTATTCAATGATTCTGGTATTCCGATTGAGATTCATCCAGAATATAATATTTACATCCCAGAACTTATTTTTGGAAATTTGCTAACATCAACAAACTTTGACGACGCACAAAAAAGAACTACGGGTGGTCTCAATGGTCTAGGAGCAAAACTTGTGAATGTATTCTCAACAGAATTCATAATCGAGACGTGTCATTCCGGCAAAAAGTACATACAGACATTTGAATGTAATATGTCTAAAAAAAATAAGCCGGTAATTACCAATACAAAAAAGGCTAATTATACTAAGATATCATTCAAACCAGATTATGCTCGTTTTGGAATCACTGAGATGTCCCGTGATACCATCAGCATATTGAATAAACGAGTGTATGACATCTGCGCAATTACACCGAATAGTGTAACTGTTCAACTCAATGGTAAAAAAATAAATATCAAGGACTTTTCTGATTACATTTCTATGTATATCGGAGACAAAAAGACTGTACCGAGAACAATATCGGAACAAAACAGGTGGCAGGTGGCGTTTAGCCCAAGCAATGAATTTAAATGTATTTCCTTTGTAAACGGAATTTCAACGACAGACGGAGGGACACACGTAGAACATGTTATGTTTCCGCTTGTAAAAAAACTAACAGAAATCATTCAAGAAAAACACAAATCAATTACTATCAAACCGAATTACATTCGAGAAAATCTTAATGTATTCATTAACTGTAAAATTGAAAATCCAATATTTTCATCTCAGACAAAAGAAAAGAACATTACCAAAGCATCAGACTTCGGAAGCAAATTTAATTTGACAGACGACATCGTCAAGAGTGTTCTTAAACTTGGCATTATAGATAATATTCTTGCTCTCGCGGAAGCCAAGGAAAAGAAAAATATTTCAAAGACAGACGGTAAGAAAACTAATAGGGTCATCATTCCAAAACTCGATGACGCAAATAAAGCAGGAACAAAAGAATCTAAGTTGTGTACTATTATCTTTACAGAGGGAGACTCAGCCAAGACTACTGCTGTATCTGGACTTTCAGTTGTCGGCAGAGACTATTATGG